CCAGCATATTTATCTGTAGACAAAGACGTGATACAATGAAATACGTAACCATGATCTTCATGTAACTTACGTACGTATTTTACGGCATCTCGGAAAGGTGTTAACCAACCAATGGCAGCGGAACAATTAAAGTATTCACACATTTGTTTGGCTTCGTCATATGACATGTCAAACACTTTACCCATATCATAAACACCATCAGAAACTGGATGATGACCGCGAGCAGCCATCCATTTATAGAAAGAGTACTGCCAATCAAGCAGTACCCCATCACAATCAACGAGTATTAGTTTTTCATTCAATTTCATATTATATTCTTTCTTAACTTAAGCTGCTTTGAAACGTGCTACGATACCACGCTCATCAGTCTTATACAATTTTCCACGAGACTCATATACGAATGAGTATTTTTGAGCACGTGTTTTATACTCTACAAGTTTATCACCTGCTTTATTTTCCATTTTTAGACCAAGACGATCAACTTCCATTTGAAGAATTCGGTCAGTCAAAGTTTCTGCACCTTTTACTTTTGCTTGGACTTTAATATTGACTTCAACCTCTGAGAAACTCATGTTTCCTACTGTGATTTCCAAATTAGTTTCAACACCATATGCCTCAAGCAATGCTTGCATTTCAACACGAAGATTGCGAAGTGTTGGTTGGTCGAATTTTTTGATTGTCTTTGTCATTTTATTTTTCCTATTTGTTTTCATTTGATATATACAATATAACTGATTCTATTGAGAATGTCAATAGTTAATTTCATTTAATTTAATTTATCTTCCACTAATGACCACTTACGGTTTTCTAAATTTTCAGTTGAAGCAATCAACCAGTCTTCACCATCAAAAAGGTAAAGATACTGAGCGCCATGTGTTGTGTCGCCATCGTTGATAAAATTTAAAGATGTATCAAATACTGAAGGTTCTTCTTTGTGAACAGCTTCTGATTTAGAGTCTTCCAAGTCTTCTTTTAGACCAGAAAGGTAACCAGTTTCAGCAACTTCTTTTGCTCTTTCTGGTGTGTTATATGAATCTAAAAGAAGACGACCGTTATACTCTACATAACCATCATAGTGACAATATGTAGCAGCTACCGTGCCGTCTTCTTTAATATAACCGATCATTGATGAAGTACCCATAGTATTGATTCCTTTTGTTTTACCTTATAGAATCAATATACACTATTAGAACTCAAATGTCAATAGTTATTTTCGTTTCGTTTCAACTTTTTCGTCGAACGTTTTGTAGTTTTCTTCTCGTTTATTTCGCTTACGATCTCTGCGATTTTTGAGGCGTTGTTCTTTCAACGATACATCATCGTCGCCTACCTCGTCCCATTCATCGTAATCTTCACGGAATTTTTTAAATGTTTTTGCCATAGATCTTATTCTTCTACTAAGTTTGGAAATGCTTCATTAATAACTGCTTTAGTTAAACCCTTAACTGGTTTTTTAGATATCATATGATTGGCTATTAAATCAGCATCACCGTTATCTAAATCCTCAAGTAAACTGATAAACAGTGACTCTCGTTTAATTTGGTTTAATTCGTCGTATCCTCCGCCTTTAACAAAAATATTAAGTCGACGGGCTTCTCTATATAGTAATGATTTTGCCTCGTTCTCAAACTCGTTATAAGTCCAAGGTGGAGGTGTATCAGGTACTAAAAATTCTACCCTACTATCATATATATTCTTTAACACAACTTGCAATGGCTGAGATGTATTTTCCTGCAGCCATGTAACCTTTTCACTCTTATTTTTGATTGTAGAGCAGTGGTTAATTATTTCTGAAATTGATCTACGTATTGCCATTAGAAATCCTGTATATCTGTAACTAAGTTTTTAAGTTTCTTTTGAATAAAGAAGTTAAACAATTGAGACCGTCCAACCTCTTTTTCTTGGTTATATTCTGCACGAATTTGCTCTTGGTATTTCTGAGGAATTTGCGTAAGGTCAATCATCATTTTGTTTCTATGAAAACGACGTAGAGTTTCCTCGTCCATTTCTTCTGGGTTACCTTTGAATTGAGCAAGACGTTTTTGAGTCATTGGCTTTTGCCGTTGACCAACTGCCAAACAATTATCTGGTGATAAGATATTTGGTACACCGTCACCAGTATCACCTTTTAGAATATGTTCTTCAAGGTACATAGCTGGGTTATCGTTTCTAATCCAACGTTTACGTATTGGATCAAATTGTTGAACATTGGCGTATGTTTGAAGCTGAATGAAATCTTTATCAGCTGATAGAACCAAGTAAGGTTCTGACCCCATGTTCAATTCAGTTCCATTGTCATGAATGATAGTACCGATAATATCATCGGCTTCGCAATGGTCAATATGGATCACTTTATAAGGGAAGTGCTCTTTAAGCTCATCACGAATAGTATTCATAATACTAAAAAGGTTGTTCCAATCCAAATCAGACTCATCTCGTGATTTTTTACGGTTACCTTTATAATAAGGATATGCTTCACGGCGCCATGTGTTTTTGCCGTCAGCACAAATTACGATCTCACCAAAGTCTTTGTGAAACTTTTTACGGTTAGCTCGAATTGAATTTAAAAACATATGACGAATGATATTCTCGTCAATGTCGATGTTTGTGTGATTACCAATACTCGCGAAAAGCGAGGCTAAGATAACCTGATTATAGTCTACTAATATAGCCATTTTATTTTCTCATGTTATAATTTAATCTAGAGTTCCATTCTACTCTAGATCTTCATCAATGTCAATAGTTATTTCTTGTTCTTCACGATAATCATCAATATTAATTGAATCAGCCGCGAAGTCTTGTAAAGGATGATGTATCCCATACGTTGACAGGTGAAGTGATTTAATTGCCTCTAAGACCAAGACCATTGCAGGGAAGTGTTTATTTTGCTCCGCTGCTTCGTCTACGCCAAATATACATCCAGCCCTAATAAGCTCTGTTAATACATATTGCCAAAGGACTTCAGCGATTTGGTCTGCATGACCCAATTTAAATTCAAGCAGCTTTTCAGCAACTTCTTCTTTAGATTGAGGTGGACCATTTTGTTTGTCTTTTGGAAAGTCTATGATATCAGCCATTAAGTTCCTTTAATAGTTTGTTCCAACTATTTGCAAAAATAGGGATGCTGTTTTTAGATAAGAATGCACGGTCTGATGTAGTGAAACGCTTAAGGAATTCGTTATCTTCCTTTTGAGTGTTTAACACTTGGTCAGCAATACTATAGGCAGCGTTTGCATTCATATTGTTATCCTCACTATAATCATACGTTAATGTCTGACCTTGAGATACTTCTGTTAAAGCACCATAGTTTGGATGGATACATAACACACCAGATTTAATTGCTTCAATAAGAGCAATACATGACGTTTCTTTCCAAATGTTTGGATATAAGAATACATCTGCAGTTTCCAACGCTTTAATAATTTGAGCATTTGGAACTGATCCATGATACGTCATATTTGGATGGTTATGAATTTCTGTAAACAACTCAACATATGGATCATCTCTTTGTGCCCAGCCATATATAGCAAATGATGAATAGACATCGAGATGGATATTGTCGTGATGTTTACTTAGTTCATCAAAGATTGGATATAGTAATTCCAATCCACGATGTGGAGTTGTGTGGTAGATAAATCGTACTTTACCTGTATGGCTCATATCCTCTGGCGCCAAGAATTCTTTCTCTACCGCGTTTGGAATCACTGTACATTTTGAATATGGTAATCCATAATATGTAATGTATTGATCCCGCTGCCACTGTGTTACAAAAACAAAATGGTCGAATGTTTTCCAGCCACCATCCTTTAGGATAGCATTTTCTGGATCTTCAGCAAGATCGTGGCAATATAAAATATTTAGTTTAACGTCATTAGGGATTTCCCTTGGACGCGAAAAATGAATTGCCGCATTTGATAGTAAGTTAGAATCAACGTTATCGAGTACGCGTTTTCGCATCATTTCAGTTCCGCCTTTTGAGTTCTTAGACAGTTCTGTTTCGACAATATGACCTTTATGAATCATACTCATGTATTAAGCTCCAAATTATGTATTAACTGATTGTAGGCTATCCCATCGGAATGAACGCCAGCCTTGTGCTTCAAGATCAAAGACTGCTAGAACATCTGGGTTAACTTTACGTGTTTGTTTTTCCTGACCTTCTTCAAGTGGAAGCTGAGGAGGAAGCATTGAAGCTTCTAGTGTACAACGCATTTCGCGCTTGTCACCGTTTTTCTTTGTGAACACTACGTCACATGGACCTGCGACTAATTGTGCAATTGTAGTTTCTTTGTTGATTTCCATAATGTATTCCTTTTCACGTTATCTTCATTAGCTTGTATAATTAATTTATCACAAGAATTGTAGACTGTCAACTATTTTATTTATAATTAATCACTGTATTCTAATAATTTTAAATCTTGCGATAACACTTTAAATGATATGTCTGCAGTGTCTTGAAGTGGATCTATTCTCATATGAGTGATGAATCTATCAATGTACTGAAATTCTTTTCCATGCTCTATTGCTATATTCATACCTTCAAAAAATGTTTCTATATCGTAAGGATTTTCATAAAATATTGGTTTCTTTGCCGTCTTAGGCTGCTCTGCTTTGCGATCCTTTTCCATAAAATTCCTTTTTATGTATTTGCTCTAATACTGAATAGAATGATTCAATAGTAGAGTTGTTGTGAATCCGATAAGTCTTTACGTTAAACTTATGAGGTAACACATACTTTTTGTTTATTTCTGTACGATGGGAATTTATGTATTCCTGTTGGACATCGCCATCAAAATATCTACGAGAGTCTGTTGAATAATCACAACCATCTCGAGTTAATTGGACAAGTACGAAATTGTTATCTCCGATTTTATTTATAATCGGTATGAGTTCGTCAACAAAACCACCATCAGAAATTGCGTAATTTTTACTTAAATCAATTTCGTTGGCAACCTGCTGCCCAAAGTAGTCAAGACCACGCTTAGGTTTTACTATTATTTCTGATACGTATATCATAGCTTCACGGCATGACATATGACCAAGATCCATATGTGGAACTTCTTTTACACTACGATCATCATAACGTTCCATAAACCAATCGTAATCAACATCAAAGTATCTTGCTGTTTCTTTATATAATTGGTATTTAAACGAAAGATGTTTCCAACCTTTTTCTTTAAAGTAATCGGCTGCAGCATCTTTACCTGAGCGAGGAGGTCCATTAAATAGTACTATCATGCAAATGTATCTTCTACTATTGCATTGATTTCAGCACATGCTTCTTTCCATTCAGCAGGAACCATACCTGACAAAATAAACTCACGATCTTCATCTGTAAGATAAGGCATAACCTCATGTATAGATCCATACCCGCCTTGGTACATTGCCCAATCTTGAGGATCTACAGGTATATTCTTTTGGCGGACTTTACCGCTATATGCTGATGAACGTTTGATGATCATAATATGCTCCATGGATTGATTCCTTATTAATACTAATATAAACTAAGTATTATGAAATGTCAACCATTATTTTCGTCCATTAGCCATTTTAATCCCTTAACGTGGCTGCGATGGATTTTTGCTTGGCATATGCCATTGTAATATGAATCATCTAATAGAGCATGACGTGTTATTTGCTCGTAAAGTTCGAGGTAACCCATTTCGCCTTTTTTATCACAAAGGTGGATTATCTCTCGGTAAAAGTTGTCTACGCCTTTTTCCTCAACCATAAGTTTAACTTCTTCAGAAGAACCGTAGTACTTTTGCCAATCTGACTCAACTATTTTAGTTCTTCGTCGTTTCATACCCTTTAAGGGTTTAAGTTTTCTTTTTGATTTGAAAATCTTTTTACCGATATATTTTCTATCGTTGGAACCATCAGTGATTATATAAACAAATCCAATATAATCACCAATCATTTCTGAGGTGAATTCCTCACCTTTGTAGTGCCACATTTAATAACTCCATAGTAATAGAGCTATTTATCAATCTATACAGATTTCTTCTTCGTCTTCGTATGTGACCATTACCTTTAGAGTTTGGTTATCATCTTGTAAAGAAAGCCATACACGTTCAACATTATGTTTGGCATATGACCTTCCATTATTATCAATTACTTCAACTCGAGTAATAGGATATTCGAAATGAATTTGATCTGGTTGTTTATTAAACTCAATCTTGCCAGTCATATGTATACCACACTCTCACGTAATCATTAAAGTTATCTCCAAAATTAGCAAACTCTTTCATTGGATAACCTTCTGACATAAGCCATAGGTTTAAACTCCAAGGTTCCGGCAGTGGATTTGGTAAAGCTTTAGGAAA